AAAAGAATTCCATTTGACTTCCAAGATACCAAATGTTGTCTTTCTTCGAAGAAACATGATAATGGCCAGACATTACTAATTCAAACTTTTGAAATAGTTTATGATCCATTCCGTGGAAGTTAGTCACACCTCTCATTATCTCAAAGCCACTGAGCTCTAAATGACCACCTAACCAGTCTGCTTTACAATCTTTTATAAAGTTTATAGATCTGTCGTAGTTTTCTCCATTTATCCAAGGGAGTAGAGCCATTTTAAGTGAACCATATTCCATCACTTTAGGTTCCATTATAATATGGATTTCATTCATAAAATGACCTAACAGTTCTTTTAGTGAATTCAGTTCATTAGTGTTTTTGTAATAAGTATCATGATTGCCTGGAATAACATCCATGATCATACCGTATTCTCTAATTTTATTTAAGAAATGTTTTCTGTAATGATTTAATGCTCTGAAGTTTATAAACTTACGATGATCATATACATCACCTAAGTGTACTATCTGCTTTATATCATGTTCTTGACAATAAGGAAAAAAAACCTTATCGTAAAATTCTGCAGAGTTGTTTAAAAAAACATCAGAACTATTTCTAATACCACAATGGGTATCATTTAAGATTGCAACTTTCATTCTTCCTTCCTATTTTTTACTTTAAAAATTCACTCAGATCTGAATCTGCATGAACAGCCCTCTTCTTTCTGGTTTTCTGCTTTTGTGCGAACTCTTTTAGATCGGCATCATGCGTTCGAACTTTATCGATTCTATCTTTTAAAGTATCTACAAAGTGTGTAACTACTTGAGTTGACATATCTCCTTGTTCAGCCTGTAAAAAGACTTCAACACCAGATTGAGAAAGATATTTTTCTTTTATCTCTTGCTGTTTCTTTTCTTTAGTTATTCTTCTTAAGAAAGCAAACCAAATGATCTGTGTGAAATAAGCAAAAGCGTTTGGCTTTCCCGTTCTAGTAGATGCATTAATATCATAATTTTCTACTGCCTTAAGACAATTTTCTACTGCGTCCATCACCATTTCTTCTCTGTAAGTATACCTTATAAAGTTAGATTTGTGTGAGAGATTTTCAGCAATTCTTAAAAAACAAGTAGCCACATAATCTGTAACTACAGGGATCGCTTTACTTGAATCTTTTGCTTCTTTTACCGTTCCTACATAATCAACCACAGCTGCAGAGAACTCTTGATTGTTTACATAATGAACGTTTTTACTACGTTTTCTCATACTATTTTACCTTTCAATAATAATATTATAACCTATTTTCACAAAAAAGTAAACTAAAAAAAATTGTTTAAATGCGAAAATAACTGTGTACAAACCATAAAAAACATGGTATAATTAATAGAGGTTTTCTGGAGGGGGAAGGATATATATCAGTGCATCTTATCTTTATCTGTAGAAAACGGTACGTATATAACATTAGATGCCGCAGAATCCATCTCTTCTCCAGGAATATTACTAAAATCATCCTTGCCTTTTACACTATCAAAAACTTTCTTTATAGCTTCTTCTTCTGTACTGTATGGAACATCATCTTCTTCTCTTAATTTTTCTATTTTCTTAATAGCGCGCACGTATTGCTTTCGTATTTCTTTATGTGGATTTGCGATCGCAATAACGTGATCAAAATTTAAAGCAATAAAATTGTCTGTAAATTCTGTATATGTCATGTAAGGCTTAAACGTATATATTGATTTTTCGTGAGATAAATCTATTTTTACTATTTTAAGAGGGATTCTGACTATAATTTCTTGTTCATACTCTTCGATTAGCTCACATATGATTTCAGAACCGTCACTTAATCTTACCTGTTTAATCATCTTTTCGTTCATAACTTTACCTTAACTACTTTATAATTGAACTTTTCTTTTCTATATATTTTTAATCTTTCTTCTGCGTGGGAGAGCGCATAATTTTTTCTTGATTTGTGCTGGAGGTTATCTGCAATGTCGTAGAGTTTGGTAGTTCTACCATCTTCTGTCTTACGGAGTCCTCTTCCAATCGATTGTAAAACTCGAATTTGGCTTTTAGACGGCGATGCAAAGATGATGTTGTGGAGATTACGAATATTAATCCCAGTGGAAAAAGTACCCAAGCTAGCAACGATGATAGCATCTTTTTGTCCTTCTGTTATTTTTCTAATAGCTTCTCTATCAGACGTTTCAGTAGCACCACTGACAAAGAAAACTTTTCTTTCTTCCTTAGCCTTACTATTTATTAAATCAAATAGTACCTTTCCGTGCTTCTCGACAAATTGAAATAAAACAAGTGTATTACCTTTTTGATCTATTGCTAAGTTACGTATAAAATTATTTCTTTTCTGGCTTCTTACTATCAGATCTATTTCATTCTGATATTTTAATCCTACAGCCATTTTTCTTACATCTTCTTCGTGTTGAAGTTCTATAAGAAATATATCTAAAGGTGCCAATGTGTCTTTGTCTTGCAAATCCTTGGTTGAAGTTACTTTCATAACTTTTCCAAATAAACCTTCTAAAACTAGTTGGTGCGTTTGAGTACCGTCAAGAGTTCCAGTGGTTCCAAATCTATATTCAGAAAGTCTTGCCTTATTCATTATATTTGTTAAAGACTTAGACTTAAAACCATGACACTCATCACCAAATGTTATACCAAACTGCTCAAACCATGTATACGGTAGTTTGTATATAGACTGCCAAGTGCTAATAAAAATTCTCTCGGATATGTTTGTTTTCGGTTTTCCTGAGTATATTACATGGCATTCATGATCAGCAATCCAAGACTGATCGTCTGATGAATAGTCTTTAAAATCACCGAACATTTGTTCTACTAGAGAAGTAGTTGGAACTATTATTAGCACTTTATCTTCAAATTTTTCTAGGTACCATCTCATCAATGCATATATTATTAACGATTTGCCAGAGCCTGTAGGTGATAACATAACCGCTCTTTTTCTTTTAATACTTTCGCATATAGCGTTAAATTGATAGTCTCTTATTTCTATAGGTTGCCCACCATTATGCAGGTCTAAACTTTTAATGAATGTCATTATTTCGTCAGGATCTACTTCATTAAAAGATTCTGGAGGACCGTATTCACTGTCCTCATATTCTATCTCATATCCTCTTTTCTCTGCAAAATCTTGTACATATGGCAATAATCCACATGGCAACTCTTGACTTCTAGCATCATATAATCTTACTTTTCCGTCCCATACTCTATTTCTATAAAGTGGCATAAATTTATAACCTGGAACAAAGAAAGAAAAGAAATCACTGAGTTCAGCTGATACTCCGTACTCGCACCCAACTAACATTGCTGCGTGATTCTTTTTCTGTAAGACCAATTTATCCATTATAATTCCATCAAAGCTCTAAGAGGATCTTTAGAGTTATATATGGGTCTGCCAACTACTACGTAATCAGCACCCCAAGCTAATGCCTGTTCCTTAGTAGCCGTTCTCTTTTGATCACCTGCGTCATCTCCACTAGATCTTATACCGGGTGTGACAATTAGTTCTTCATAATGAAATGTTCTTAATGTTTCTATTTCGTGTGGCGAACATATGACTCCATCAGCTCCAGCCACGTCTGCGCGCATAGCTCTATCTCTAACTATATCTTCGATTAAATTGTGTGTTGGATATAAATTCATATGTACATCTGATATAGTTAAACTCGTTAGAACTGTTACTGCTAATATTTTCATATCACCTTTAACAGAACTAGCAGCATCGACAATATGAGGGTCTCCCATAACAGTTAGAAAGTCAACACCTTTATCTCTGCAATTTTTAACAGCATCTTTTATTGTATTACTAATGTCAAATAACTTAAGATCTAGAAATACTTTTTTATTAGACCCTTTTATGGTGCTAATAGGATTAAAACCATTCTTAGTTATAAATCCAAGACCTACTTTATAAAAGTCTTGTGCATCTCCGAGTTTACACATAAGGTCCCAGTTATCCTTCCAATCCGGAAGATCTAATGCCACTATTGTTTTATTATCCACCCGCTTCAAAATTCTTCCATTTTATTATATTACCAATAGTCTGATGTCTCCATCTTAAAGTTTCAACCATTTCTTGTAGTGTCTCAACTAAAGTTTTATAATACGTGACTTTTTCTTCACTCTTTTGAATATCTTTATCAGTATCATACCAGTGATGCATGTCCGATTTCATTATCTTCAATCCTTTAAAAGGATCATAGTCCCAGCCGTGTTCATCTATTTCTTCTTTTGACATTTTATTATTATAATAAAGCCACTTATCTTTAAGCAATGTCTTTTGATTTAATTGCGATTTCTTTGATTGCAGTTTAGCCAGTGATAATATTTTAAGATATTTAGCATGCATTAGCGCTGTATCTAATGAAGCGCTAGATAAATCTTTATCATTAATCTTACTATCTTTTTCCCAATCGACTAATATTTCTTCAAGGTTTAACAAAAATATTCTCCATCAATTAATATGTATATTAGAAATAATATGTTTCTTCATCACGTAATTTTCGTCATCAATTACTCTTTTTATTATACCATACATTTTAGCATTTGTAAACTGATTAAATGATATACCAAGATGTAAATAACTAAAAATTGCTTGAAGCATAAGCAAATTTATATTTTCTTTGTATAGATCTTGCACGCATATTGCCGCTCTCTTTGTGTTCTTATCAGCAAGCATATTCCATGTTGTTTTATTTTTATCAGTTATATTTGTTCTGTAGTAAAATAGTATAGTGCTGTAAGCATAATAATTTAAAACATTGGTTATATCTTCTAATTCTTTTTCTGTATGATCTTCAGCAATAACTATATTACAAATCTTATTTGATAGTATGTTTCTTATTTCCATAGTTGATTTGTTACTAAAAGATATATTGCCTTTTTCAACATATTTTTCTTTGCCTTCTATTAAAAAATCTAATAGAATATTTGCTGGACAATTCTTATTTGTGAATATAATTAGAGGTCTGTACTTCCCTGAGAAAGATTTTATATGATAGGCGTTTCTATCATATTGTACGTAACCTTCTTGAGAAGGAACATCATTATTTTTTATCATATTAAACTGTTAGTATTTCAAATGAATCGATTCTGAATGTTATTGGAAATGTTACAACGTCAGTATCAGCTACTGTGGCCTCAAAGTTTATTGCGCCTAAACTGGTAGGAATAGCATTTACATACTTAAATTGCTTTATAATATTGTTTGCACTTGACATTACTGACAAATATATATCTGTTTCAAGTAGGCCTAACGCTGGAACATCAACACCTTGATTACTTCTAGCTACTGTTAGTTGTTCAAGTGAACTATATATCTCGCTGTAACCTTTAAAGTCTTCATCAATGATTACATCCATAACTAGTTCATCATAGTTTAAAGTGTCACCAGGAATAGCTAATGTTCCAAGTCTAGAGACAGGCGCAGGAGCTCCAGTAACTGCCAGACCTGGATGTACAACTCTTTGGCAATAAAATTCTAAGTTACCGAATCTTTTTCTTTCAATTCGAACTTTAAACTGCGAAGGTTGAAAGTAATTGTAATTTGTATATTGTTCTGCCATATTAGTCGTCTATTCCTTTATGACTGCCTCTATGCTAGTAATGTGCGTTTCATTACACGTAAGTACATTAGTTATATTAATAGTTCTACCACTATAGAGATACGTACTCATTTCTACTGTTACTTTTGAATTACTACTGTCTGTAGTCATACCCGTAACGTCTGTCTGTAGATTAGGAAATGAATCCATAATATGTTTTATACCAGCCGTTACATTGTCAAACCCTGTTTCATTAACATTCCAGTCTTTATATGTAACATCTGAAGATAACAATGGCTTGACCTGTTCAATGTCACACGTGTTCCATGCTGCATATAATTGATTAGCTAAATTAATCATAGTTTCTATCCTCTTTTATAATTCTATTTATACAAAAAAATAGGGGCTCCGAAGAGCCCCTGAGAGTGTAGAAGTGAAAATCTTCTTATGTGTTAAGTATGTTATCTACTCTGAAGATTCTGTAGTATTGGTTAGTCTTTGCAGATGCAAGACCATTAGCAGGAGTAGATCCTACAAATGGGTTTGAGACCATTCCATATCTGGTTTTGAAACCAATTTTTGGTTGGAATGTGCTCTCTGACACCGCTCTGACCATTGTTAGTGGTACGTAAGGGCAATAGAAGATACCAGCATCGTATGCATTTGTTCCTTTATAGCCTACTGTGATATAATCTACAGTTGCATATGGGTCAATGTATACTCTTGTTCTTCCGTTTAGAACACCAGCAAATGTATTACCTGTGTCATCAACGTTTAGTGCAGTTGATAGAGCAGGCGCGTAGTCTAGCATACCAGTTGAGGATAGTGCACTTGCAACATCTGATGAACAGATGATGAAGTTACCACGTCCACGTCTGGTTTCTTTTGCAATTGTGTTGGCTTCACGGTCGATTTGGACCATTAAACCTTTGAACTTTTCAACTGACCATCTACCATCAGCGTCTGAAGTAAGATTGAATACACCGTTAACAGTTGTATTTGCTGTAGCAGCACCAGTCTTTGCTTGTCCGTTGATAGTTCTGATAACTTCTCTGTTGATTTCAGCTAGAATTTCAGCAGAAAGAATGTTTGATAATTCCTGCTCAGCGTCAAGACCATGAATCGCTTTAAGGTCTTGTGCTAGTTCTAAGCTGTATTCAGCTTTGAGCGCTCTTGACTTTGCAGTCACAGTTGCTTTTTCAATGGTGAAACCCATTTCGTTGAAAGTAGATGCAGTTGCACCAAGACCTTCAGCGTCTCCTGTTGGCATTCCGATACCTGTGTTTGCAGCAGCACCTGCAGAGTCGACGGCTGCTAATGTTCCAAGACCTGATGGATCTGCACCTTGTGCTCCACCGGCGTTTCCTTGGAAGTTACTTGCTGCTGGTACGGAAGAGTCACCAGAAAATGTAGTGTCTGCTTCATTGAATAGCGCTTCAGTTGAACCTATAGCACCTGCACCAAATCTTGACTTCATCGCGAAGATAAGGCCAGTTGGTCCAGTCATTGGCTGCACACCGCAGACATCGTAAGCCATTAAGTTTGGCATGGCTCGTCTTACGAGTGAGATTAATACAGGATCCCAACGATCGATAGAAGTCGTTGCGTTTCCTGGTGCGGCTTCTGTTAGTGTTTGTCGTTGTTCTGCCATAGCTGCTTCTTGGTTTTCAAGGATAACAGCAGTCACAGCTTTCTTGTAAGAGTCTTTAATTTCACCGGCAGACTCCTCATTGAGCACTGGTGCCCACTTTTCGGTTAAGTTTTTGTAATAATTAGACATTTAATTTGTCTCCCTAATTAAGAATTTTGACGTATAGCTGTCAGATACTTTTCCATGTTAGAAGTTACTTCTACAACTGGTTGACTGTCTTCTTCAGAAGCTTCGTCTATCTTCTCAGCAGCTTGTGCTTCAACAGCCTTTTCAGGTGTTTCTGAGAAATATGAACCTTTTAAAGTTTCAATCTTCTTTGTAAATGTATCTTCGTCCTCGAAATCAATACCTTCGGCGAGCTCTTCAAGCTTAGCTACTTGAGTATCTGCTAAGTCCTTAGACGCATTCTTTATTACAATAGTGCGTCTTAGTTTATCAGCATCTTCCTTCATAGTCATAGCTTTTTCAGTTGATGTATTAAGTTGCTCTTCAAGTGCTTCCACTTGATCAACTAGATCATCAACAAGATCTACTTTAGATTCAGGGACCTGAATGTAAGACTCTTTGAATAGATCTTTTAGATTATTCATAAATGTCTCAGCAATTTCAGTTCGTAAACCCTTTTCGACAGCGAGTTTATTTTCCTGCATCCATGTTTCAACAACGTAGTTTAAGTAGTTATCGATTTTTTCGACTAGGCCATCTCTGGCTTCGTTGAGACCTTCATCGATGTCTGACTTATATTGCTCCTCAAGTGCTTCCACTCTTTCGGCCAATTCAGCTTCAATTTCGTCTTCCTTGGCTTTCACAGCTTCTTTCACTTTAGAATTTACAGCAGCTTCGAAAATGACAGCAGCTCTCTCTTTAAATCCTTCTGATAGAGACTCTTCGCTCTTAATAAGAACGTTAAGATCTTCGTCATGATTTGAATTGATTACTTCATCGTCTTCCAGCTCTACGGCCTCTCCATACATTCCTGCATGCATTTTGACCATATCGGCTTTCTTCATTTTCTTCATAGCATTGATCATGTTATTCATCATGCCAGCTTTTGTGAGTTTTTGCATTGGCTCAGCTTTACCACCAGCACCACCGGGTTCCTTGGCCGAAGGGCCAGCTTTTCCAGCAGCTGAAGTAGCAGCAATAGACTGTGCTTCTGCGTTTTTTGGGTCGTGACCCATTTTTTCGGCTAGAGCTTCCTCTGTTTCATTGGTAAGCTCAACACCCTGTTCGTTTTGATCAGTCATATGTTGACTCCCTTATTTGGATTTTAACAACGAGAGGAAATTCTGCCACTCAACTTCTTGTACGTACTTTAAGTTCGCACTTGGAGCTTTTTTAATTTCAGTCTCAATCTTTTCAATAACCTGAGGTTGTATAACACCATTGTTCCATATCCATTCGACACCTTCCATTATTCCATTAACAAAAGCGTCTGGTGCAGATGGATCTTGTACAACGTCGACAGTTGCTAAATGAAAACCTTTTTTTACATTAGCTGTCCCATTCTTATCCTCAAGTTCTCCCATACCACGAGTTGAAACGCCTAATTGACAACCACCTTCAAGGAGACCTTTTACAATGTTTCCCATTGGGGTATCTAATACAAGCGCTTTTCCCATCACGTTATCACCGTCCCAATTCATTTCGGTGATGCGATGTGAAACCTTATCCAGATTAACTGTTGGACCTTCTGGATGATTTAATTCTCCAACAGCTCTATTTGTAGTTACTTGTTCTTTTACGAACTTTTCAATAGCAGGTTCTAATACACTTTTAGGATAGAACCTTTTATTTCTATTTTCTTTTTCAGCCTGTGCGAATACACCTTCAATGACGTAATTCTTCTTTCCGCCTTTTTCTTCGGTGACCATACACTGGATGTCATTTTGTGTGTATTCAGTAATTAGCTTCATCTATTTTCCTTTATACTGTTTTATAAACTCTTTGGCCATTTTCATGGCCTGCATTTCAGTCGCATAATCATCTAACTTGTCACCGTCTACCATAGCACGATACTTTCGACCGACTTTCTTAATTTCGATCGTAGTCCCTTTAATCTTGAGTTTTTTATTCTCAATTAAGGAGCTTCTAAAATCTGTGAAGTTCATGCGGCGGCTACAGATTCTTCTTCGTATTGTGCTGTAGTATCTTCTTCAGTATCTTCTATATCTTCGTCTGAAATTTCATCTGTAGTATCTTGCGGTGTATCGTTATATAAAGTATCTGCAATAGCAACCTTTTCCGTTTCCATTGCATCTTGTAATCTTTGTCCTAGCATATCGTTAAATGCAGTATTAGCAGCAACATAGTCTTTTGCTTCAATAGAACCTATAAGTTCAGAAATAGGATCTACCTCTACCTCAACTTCAGCCTCTGCTTCCATTTCGGTATCTTCAACTTCATCTACAACCTGATCTTCATCTTGTATCTCGGCCTCTGTATCCATTTCATCACTGTTTTCAATTATTTCATTTTCCATAAAGATTCTCCATATTTTAGATTATTTATACAAGTTTAGACTTCTAACTTGAAATTATTTTCCATTCTTCTTGAAAGATTTCTTCTAATTCTTTCCTATCTAACTCAAACCAATCACTCCATCTCCAGTCGCATAATTGTTCTTTGTAAAAATTATAGCATTGATCATCGTCGTCAAAATGTGTTGTATTATCCCAATCAATAATAAAAAACTTGTTATCTGACTTTCTATACAATATATTATCAGGCGTTAGATCTCTTTTACATACTTCGTTACCAAAACATTTATATAACTGTAAATAATTCTTTATATTTGATCTATAATCACCAACTTGATTTTGAGGATCTCTCGTATGATCACCTAAACAGTCAATCCTATTCATTGTTACACATACATATTCACCTTCATAAAAATCAACAAAAAGATCCGGATGGAAAGCTTTCATCATTTGTGTGCATTTTTTTGTATCAGGAAATACTTTTTGATTAAAATAATATTTTTTAATATGTGATTCAGTCGCGACAACAATTCTTCCGTTACCAAGTATTTGTCCTCTTTCAATTCTAATGTTTAAAAATTCTCTGCTTACAGCGTTTTGCATTGTCATTCTTTGTAGTCCCATTATATGCTATCAGCCTCTGCTATTGTTATTGTTCCATTACCGACTTGTATTAACATCTCTTTATATTCTCTATTATCAGAGTCTATCGGTATACAAACTTTTATACCATCAACGTCGGCTTCAATACTGGCATTCTTAGAAGTATCTAAAAAATTTTTAATATATTTTGCATTTTTTATTTCCATATCATGGCTCCGCGTGTAGTGTTGCATTACATTGACCTAGCATGGACTGTCCCCATTCACTAGGATCAGCACTCCAGCTTCCACCACCAAAAAAGAATCTTATTGATCCAGAAGATTGATTAAAACTACAAGAACTTGGACTTGAGTACGCAATACCACCGTGACCGCTTTTTGATGAATGCGCACCATTATTGCCACTATTGACCCAAGTTACAGTTGGTGCAGCTCTCATTGTGATAGGAAAGAATATAGTGCACATTGGATGATGATAGTTATAACCGAAACCTGCGGCTTGAACATCATTGTCTGTTGTTTGATAGTATCTTCTGCATTTATCAAAATTTTTCTCATAAGACTCGTGTTCAAATTCCGTAATCTGGTCTCCTGGTTCTAACTGTAAACCTGTGATAAAAAAAGTTCTTGATGTGCTATCAAAAAACGATGTTCCGCTGCTACTAACGCGTATATCACTGGATGTAGCTGCCCAAGAATTTGAGTTTAATGTGCCACTTGTAAAGTCACTTCCTGCGTGGAGCCAAATACTTAGAACTAATTGTGCGCCATTATCATTAGTTATCGCGCCTGTAGTATCTGCAGGGAATAATAATTTCACTCTCGTCCAACTACTCGTAACATTAAACGTTTTTGATATTTGTCTATTGTTTGTGTTATCATAAAGCTCGCATGTATAAGTTGCTGCAGCATTTCCTTTTACATAAAAACTTACTGCAAAGCCTCTTGCTAATGATGTACCTTTTTGAAAATTTTGTACTGTTAAACCTTCTAGTCTTTCTTGCAACATAAAATATTCGCCAGCTGCGATGGAAGTGTCAGCAGTTGTGCAAGCAACCTTTAAAGCTTTTGTAAATCCAGCTAGATCTGAAATTGATTCTTGAGTAGATGTAACTCTACCGTTAGTGCCAGAAAACACATGCCGCACCCTATCAACAGTAGTCCAAACGTTAGCTGTTCCTAATCCAGCAGTCGATGTGCCTCGTTGAGCAACTGACATATCACCATTTATGATCACATTCCTATTAGGCTTGTTATCAACTTGTCTTAGTTGTATATAATCTGAATCAATACTTGATAAGTCTACATGCTGTGTTACAGAACTACTAGACAATCTTGCGTTGGCAAAAGTTCCACTTGTAATATTAGCAGTAGACAGGTCAGGAATTCTAGAAGAATCTAGACTACCACTCGTAATCTTAGCCGCTGATATTCCATTTATTAAATCTGCTAAATCTCTTGTTCTACTCATATTACTATCCTAATGCGCTATCGAATAATTTAATTCTGTTTTGTAGATCTGAATCCGTAGGCTGTGGCGCAGAATCTTCCCATACTAATACATCGTTTAAAAACTTATACTTTGCATTGGGAAAATCTTTTTTAAGAATCATATCTACTGTTGCTTTTAAGTCGTCTTTTGTTACACTATCAATCATTATCCTAACCTATAAAATTTAGCACCAAAACCACCGTTTCTAACCCAATAGTTACTACTGGTGCCATACTCAATACAGTTCCAAGTAGCGTGAAGAGTTGTAGTACTTCCTAACGTAAACTGGCCTGCCCCAACTGAGGTAGCTGATGTATTATAAGAGTTAGTTGAGTTTCCCCACTTAGGAGAAATAATCCATTCATTGGCAATATCTTCTCCGCCTGATGTTGTTCCTATTCTATTCATGACGTAGTAAAGTCCGACTGAATTAGAATTTCCATGGTTTTCGAAAAATGCGCCATAGCACTTTATTAAAGGTAGCCAAGTTCCGGCAGCAAGACTAAATGTGTAAGCATAAGCGGTATTAACAACTTTGTTTGCACTTCCGTCGCCAAAACCAAATTCTGCTTCTTCTAAAATTTTTAGTCCTCCAACATTGAACTGTGATCCTTGTATAGCTGCAGTAGTAGAAATAGCTATATCATCTGCAAGCTGACCGGCTGTAATAGTATCATCAGCTATTCGAGCAGTTGGAATAGATCCTGATGTTAAATTAGAAGCACTTAGGTTAGTTAAATCTGCACTAGATTGTCTTAGTTGAATATAATCAGAATCTATGTTTGACAAACGAGCATCATCAAGCGTACCACTAGTAATTTTACTCGCGGCTATTCCGTTTATTAGCTTTGAAAAATCTCTTGTTCTACTCACTTTATGGTCCTACCTTTGCCATGTGGTCAGCGTATGCTTTCTTAATTTCATCTGTATGAAACTGTGCTACCATTGCTTTGACATCTGCGCTTTCGTTTGTGCTGTCGTCATCTGGTCCAACAACATGACGTGAGAAACTTCTTGAAAGTTCTACACCATCTTCTTTAATAACAGTAGCAGTTCTAACTTGAATGTGTTTGAACTCGCCTACTACCTCAATTTTATCTTGTTCTATTTCTTTTGTTATTGCCATTATTTTTCTCCCTATGATGCTGTTTCGTACTGACCATGTAATACAATGTAAGTTGATGAAGATAATTGATTACTGAGTGCTGGCTGTAAAGCTCCAGTATAAAGTCTTAAATTATCTGAACCATGTAACACCACAGCGACTTTAGGGTCTGTAGTATTCCAAGCAGTATACGTCACCACTGCTCCACCATAGCCGTTAGTATAAATAGATTTAGCTACAAATGGCATATTGTCTACAATAAGATTTTGACCGCTTCCTCCACTCACTGCACTTATAGATATTATTATTTGAAATTGAACACTCGTACCAATTTTTACATAGCTTCCAACATTGCTAGAAGTTTTAGTTGTGCTTAAATTTGTGTCGCCTTCATTCTTTAATGTAGGAGAAAATGTACCTTCTTCATAATCGTCTAAATAATTTGCTGACACAGTGCCGCCTAGGTATGCACCACCTGATAGGTAAAGGTTTTTCCATCTTGCATAACTAGCACCTAAGTCAATAGCATTGTCATTATCAGACCCTGTTGCAGTTCCCGGATTTACGTTGGCACTACCACCATTGACATAAATGCTATGGGTAGTTGACCCCGAAAGATACGTTCTACCACCAGAAGAGGTTTTAATACCACCAATACTGCCTACTACATCGCCATCTTTTGCAAGTGTAATCATATCACCATTTGATGTTAGTCTTTTTATAGTTAAGGCAGACTGACCATCTCTTACAATATTATTGCCATCAGAAGAAAATTGTGCACCTGCCGTAGAAGAAGACGAAGACGTTCTGCCAATCATCGCAACACTGCCTGATATATGAATTGGTGTTAGCAATGGTTCTATGTAATCAGAATCTACATTCGACAGTCTACTATCTTGTACTGAAAAATTTGTAAGATCTCTTGCTCTACTCATTATCCACCTCCTTCTAGAGCTGCAACTTTTGCTTCTAAGGTTTCTATCTTTTCTAAAGCTTCTTGTAAAGCTTTAACTACTAGTGGCGTCATCTTACCATAGTCCATTGATTGCATCTTAGGTGTTCCGTGACTATCTGTTTCATCTTTATCACCTATAACTATTTCTTGACTCAGTGGTATCGCACTGTC